CCTACCAATTCGTTAGCGATAACGGTTGGCATGACACGACGGATAACTGGAAGAATCACACGGTTTAATGTAGCGATGTTACCAGCAGTTGTTGTACCAGCTGAAGATTCAGCAAGTAGTTGCTTTTTAGTGTTTTCTAAGATAACACTCATTGTTGACTTGCGAGTTCCTTTTAGACCTTCTAACAGGGCTTCTTTGGTCTCGTTCCAACGTCCTTCTAATAATACTTTTGACATTTTATATCTCCTAAATTATGTCTATTTTAAAGCCCTGCCAGGCGTTTGATATCGATAACGTTATCACGTTGATCCATATCTACTTCTTGTTTAGCGGCAGATTTATCACCAGTTACCTCTTGAACACTTTCACGTAGAATAGGCTTGTTAGCTTTCTTCTCTGTTCCACTGTTTAAAACTGCTGGTAGATACTTGTCGAAAGTGCTTTGTAACTTTGGTGTTTGCACACTTTCTAGTAAGTCCTTCATGACTTTTGCCTTCTCATCGTTCAATGGAGCAAGTAAATCACTCATTGTTTTTTCACGTTGATTAGACTCTTTGATCATACGGACTTCACGTTCTTTTGTCTCAATCAATTTTTTAGATTGAGTGAGTATTGTCATGGATTCGGCTAATTGTTGGTCTTTCAATTGTAGAGTATTCATAAGTTTACGTGTTTCAGCTTTATCATTTAAATGAGTAACTGAGAACTCGCTTGCAAAACTTTCAAATATTCTACGTCCAAAATTGTTCTCACGAGCAACTTTGATATCTTCCTTCAATTGTCCTAATTCACCCTTAAGATGTTTAGTAACAGATTCGTTCATTCTCTTAGCAGATTCAGTCACAAAGCGTGACTTCAATGCTTCAAGTTGTTTACGACCTTCAGCAACTAACTTAACCTTTGCTTCAACTACAGCTTGTTTGTCTTGTGTGAATTCTTTAATTTCACGGGCTAATGCATGAACAATAAATTGCTCAAGTTTTTGCTGACTTTCCATTTGTAGTTTGCGTTCACTACGCAATTCTTTAATTTCTTCGGCTAGTTTAGTAACCATGAAATTATTGAATTTAACTGCGCTTTCACGCAATTGTTGTTTAGCTTGTACGCGGTCTTCGTTCATTGCTTGTTTTTCAGCTTGAAATTCGGAAATTTCTTCTGATAAACTTTCTGTAACCATTTTATCTAGGGCTTCTACCATCACGATTCTGTCATGTTCATAACGTTGTGCGAATTCTTCACGTAATTCAACACGTACTTGCTCACGTGCCTCAACTAACTTAGATTCCCATGCTTCATTTAGAGCAAGGCCTACATCTTCGTTAATAAGTCCACTTTCAAGTAATGGCTTGATAGCATCAAACATGCTGTTTCCCCTTTTATTTAATTTTGAGATCCTTGATTAGACGAAGGACTTCGCTTTTCAAGTATGTCTCTACCTTTTTGTTGCCCTGAGCATCTTTTGCTATATCTAACAACTTATGACCATGACGTAAATTCATCATACCTTCATAGATTGCTTTAGGATACGCATTGGGTGCGCTTGGTTGTGCAACAATATCCACTGTGACTATTTCAAAGTCACTTACTTTGCCGTTCATATCGTCTACGTTACCGCTACCACGACTTGAAACGCCGAGTTTCACACCACTCTCCAACATAGTAGCAACTAGTTGCCCCATTGGAGTTGGTAAAATCTTTAACTTGCCGAACCCATTAGCACCGTCCATCCACATTGTAGTTATCATGTGTGATACACGATCTAAGTTGATCTTCAAGTCATCTGGGTGATCTACTTCACCCAACACAGAATGACCTTCGGTAATCTGTTCGTTCAATGTTTGTACGGCTGATTCTATTTCAGAAACGGGGTAAACACGCTCATTGGCGTTTTTTACCCCACCCTGAATGAAGATACCTTTCATGTAAAGGTTCCTCTTATCGCCCTCACTTACGCTTTCGACCACCATGCTGGCACGGTCAAAAGTTAAGTGTTCCTTGAGATACAAAGCCATTGCTCCAAGATTCCTTATATTCTACGCTTGACTGGCTTGCGTGATTCAGCTACTGGACTCTTAGCATTGGATCCATCATCACCTGCTTTTGGCTTTGGTGCAGCTTCTAAGTCAGCATTGTTTTGTGCTGGAGAATTTTTAAATGATCCAGCGCCTTTTACTTGTCCTTCGCCTTTTGAGTAGAAGTTGCTAGGTGCTTTAGGACTTGTAGGAACTGTCTCGCTCGCGCCACTGAACTTTACTGGACGACTGTCCATTCCAGCTTGTCCACTGTTTTGTAAACTTGTGCTTTTTGTGTTTTGACCATTGTCACCATGAGTTACAGAAACTTTCTTTAATGTGATAGCTTCCATCATAGCTGGATCTTCATCTGAATCACCCATTTCTTCGTCACCCATCTCATCATCCATGTCATCCATGCCGTCATCGTCACCCATTTCGTCATCATTATTTCCCATGATTTCTTCGAATTCAGCCATCAATTGGTCTAATTTATCTTCAATGCTTACTAGACGATCTTCGACTCCTTCTTCGCCGCCCATTTCGTCATCAGCTTCAATATCGATAATATCTTCATCACCGTCATCATCAAAGTCGATTTCTTCATCTTCTTCTTCGGTCATGCCTTCTTCTTCAGCAGAGATTTCGTCCATCATCTGACCTACTTGACCTCCCATGCCTTCGTCCATTTCATCGTTCATTATATCTTCATAGATTTCGCGGCTTTTTTCAACTACGATATCATGGAATAATGCACGGGCTTGTTCTTCATTTTCATTGATAATTAAATCAATTAGTTGTTCAAATTTTTTGTTATCCATTGTATGTTTCTCCTAAGTAATGGCTTTGTAGAATTATTTAGTGAGTATTCACCAAACATGCTCAATAAGCACGTATTTTTTACGTTTTTAGGGAAACTATAGCAATTTTACATTGCTGGTGCAGCAGCGTCAGGTTTTACACCATATTGCTCATGCACTTTTTTGATATATTTTGCTTTTTCAAAATTACGAACATCTAACATTTTTCTAAGTTTGCGTATCTGTCTTAGTGTTAGTTTTGTTTTACGACTTTCTTTCCATTTTGGTTTACTGTTGTCCGCAGCAACATCTTGGTAGCCTTCTACAGCTGGATTAAACATTTCCATAAGTCTCATAGAATAGTATTTATCTTACATTGCATTACCAGTAGGCGCAGGCATGCCTCCTGGCGTGTTACCGGCATCAGTTACTGCCCCTGCAACTTCTGGTCCAGCTATTTCTTCACCTTCTTCTGGTTGATTTTCAATACCATCAGCAGTCTCTAAGTCAGCATCAATATCACCTGCGCTGATACCAATGTTACGAAGGTCGCTACTTTCTGGTTCAAGTTCAGCATCTTTGCCGTTTTCTTCACGCCACATTTTTTCATTCTTGTTGATTTCTTCTTCGCTTAATCCCAAGAATCTTTCTAATGCAAATCGTTTACTCATATACGGAAATGCTTCCATAGCTTGAAATGTAGCAACACGGGCTGTATCTAGTTCACTCTGACGATATGCAGCAAAGTTTTGTGGTGGATTAAATTCCAATGTAAATAGTCCACTATCGATATTGAACCCTCTCCAACGCAAGAACAACTTGAATTCTTCATCAAGTTTATGACTCAAATACTTCTGTAATCTTTCGCAATATTGATTGAAACGAAACTCTTGAATCATAGCAGTACCAACACGACCATCACTCAATGGTGTAGTATTGTCATCAGGACCTGTAGGTAAGTAACTACTTGGAACACGCAGTCCACGGGCTAATCTATTATTGAAATATTTCAAGTCATCGATCTCACCTAGATTCTGTCCACCGGGTAATACTTCTACACTAGATCCACGACCATCTGCTGTTACTGGAAAGAAATAATCTTCGTTCATACTTAATGGATTGTATGTAGCATCTACAATTGCTGAACCACCGTGAACTGACGGGATGCGTCTTTGGTGAATTTCGTTCTTGATACGTTCAACGAAAGCCATAGCCAAATGACTTGGCATGTTACCAACGTCAATCTTAAACATTCTACGCTCTGGAGCACGTTGCACACGATAGATAAGAACCGCATCTTCTAATAATTCTTTTTGCTTGTAAACTTTAAAAATGTTTTCTAATATAGATTGTCCAAACGGCCAAAACTTATCTAGACCTTCAGTCAGACTCAAGTGAACGATGTGTTTAGAATCAATCGCTGATTCGCTCTGTCCTAATGTGAAACGACTACCAGTAGTATTGTAAGGCATACTCGGGACAGTATAACCTCCACCAGCACCACCTCCACCTGTGCCACCCATACCAGTTGCTGGGTTAGCAGCAAAGTCAGTGTTGGTCTTAGTCGCTACTGTAAGATTCTGTAAGTTTATGTTGATATCTTTGATGACATATTGTTCAGGTTTCTTACCTTCACTTTCATTAACAATAACTTTAATAACTTTTGTATTGTCAATCCAATATAGTTTGAAGTTTTCTGGATCTCTTACGAATACTTGATCTCCATACTTGATTGTATTACGAAAGATTTTAAATGTTCTTGTTCCAAATTCGTTTAGTTTACACCATTGTTGTAATTGTGTTTTAAGCAATTCTACTTCGTGAGGAGTTGGATCATCAGTAAATGCCAAATTGAATGGAGTGTCATTATGTTCGTTTTTCTGTGTACTAAATTCACTAATGATATCTAAACATGCGTTAATTTCAGCATCAACGTCCATCATTTCATATTGATTATAACGTTCAATCCGATTTGGGTGTCCTGTATAGACTTCTGGAAGTCTAGACATATAGTTTTTATAACCCATCTCAGCGTTATTCCAGCCACCTGTCTCAGAGCCGTTTTGTCCAGGGCTGCCGTTCCATGCACCGGTATTACTATTGCCGCCACCAATTGGGCTGGAGATACCACTTTTATTCGTAAAACGTTTTTTATAGGTCATAATATTATCTAGTATTTAGTGTTATACTTGAGAATACTTTAATAATTTGTTAGTATAGCTATTTGTCGTGCTTACTTTATCGATAAGTTCATCAAATTTTGATTCCATCATAGAATATAAATCCATTAATATAACAGAACTATCTCCATTTGAAGTAGTAACAGTATTATCTGCAACTACAGAGGATAATGCACCTTTTTTAGCTGAACCATCTTGCTGTGCTTTGTCAATTGCTAATTTATCTCCTGGATTTGGCATAGGAACAATAGCTTCTCTACCGTGTAATTCTACAGGATATCCAGCTTTAGGTCCATCAAATATACCACCATCATATGCTTTGAGTGGTAACTCAACGTGGTAGTGTCCGCCAGTTGCTTGGTTGCTAGGATCTTCATATTCATTTTTAACATTGATGCTATATTGTCCGCCTGCTGAATATATAGCTTTCTGTATTTGTTTATCGTAATCTTTTCCTGGTTTACTTGAACCTGGCTCTAAGCCTACGACCATATCAAATGCTAGTCCTTTTGTGTGTCTACTTTCAGGGGTATTTTCTGCATGGTATCTGTCATTAAATCCAGTGAAAGATTTAAATCCCGGTGTGCTTGCTTGTACTTTTTTTGCTATCTCAATTAACGCTGGATCAACTTTGGCACCTGGTTCTTGTAAATCTCCAGTTTTAGATTCCATCTTTAGACCGGCAGCTTTTAATTGATTAAGAGAAGTAGCTTGTACTTGACCAGAACCACCTTGAGATTTCATATTATATGGATTAGCTGAAGTACCAGAACTAGAACCAGAACTAGAACCAGAACCTCTATTATTTCCTCCACCACTTCCGCCATTCATTCCTGATGCAAACGCAGCAAAGGCTTCTGCCATTTCTTTTGTCTTTTTAGGATCAATATTAAGTTTAGAGAAATCAACAAATTTTTCTATTATGTCTTTTCTACCAAACATTGATAAAAATCCATCAGCTAATCCACTCATCAATGATCCAAAACCGCCGGCTGCTGCTCCTAACCCACCTTGAGCAAATGCTTTACTAAATTCTACAAAGGCTTCTGCATTATTTTTACTTCGTTTAACATCAATATCAAGTTTAGAAAAACTTACAAATTTATCTATAGGAGTTTTTCCATTAAGTAATCTTGATACTCCATCTCCAATTGCACTTATTGATGTCCCTAAACCTTCAAGTACTGCACTTGTTCCGGCAGCACCCATTGCTTTACTAAATGCTATAAATGCTTCTGCATTTGATTTAACTTTTTCTGCATTGATATCAAGTTTAGAGAATTTTATTAATTTATCTACAGGCAATTCTGTTCCAAATAGCTTTGATAGACCATCACCTATCGCGCTTACGAATGTTCCTATACCACTTATTATTGAACTTCCACCTGCTATTGCCATTGCTTCACTAAATGCTACAAATGCAGAAGCATTTGATTTAACTTTTTCTGCATTGATATCAAGTTTAGAGAATTCTACTAGTTTATCTATTGGTGTTTTTCCACCAAAGAATGTAGTAAGTCCTTCAGCCATACTACTAATGATACTACCTATACCGGCAGCTACTCCGCCAGCACCAAAAACTGCTAAGCCTGCACCTAAATATCCTATACCAAGACCAGCTGCTTCTAATTTTTTACCGTCTAATGTTTCAAAACTCTTTATTCCTTCTACCAGCGTTGGTAATGCTTTACCCATTATCCAACTTGCTCCTGCAATACCTGCTCCAATTCCAGCTATAATAGCTGCTAATGAAGCAGCAAGTCCAGCAGCACCTGCAACAACCAATGGATCAGCAAATGCTTTTAAGAATCCAGCCAAACCTTGTCCTGCGCCTACTCCTAAACTTTTCAATGCAGGTCCTAAATCACTTAACATTTTTACAAAATCACGAGAACCGCCTACTGCACTTGAACCACCGCCACCGCCACCGCCACCGCCACCGCCAATGGGTGACATTTGTCCGCTAGCGGTTGGTCCATTTTGCCAACCACTTAGAGACCCTGCTGCTATTGTTCTACCGCCTGTTTGTGCTACAGTAGTTCCACTTGTTTGAGCAGTACGACCTAATGCTTCTGATAATTTACCTACTAATTTATCTTCTGCTTTATCGGCTGCAATTCCAGCCATCTTACCAGCAAATAACTTGTAAGCTACTAACGCTCCGGCAGCTATACCAGCAGCCGTCATTGGATTCTCCATAGCAAAATTTTTGATTTTGTTGCCAAATTCTGTTACAGCCTTCATAAAATCTTGAATTGGACCACGCAACCCTTCAGGCAAGAAACCAAGTGCTTCAGCCATTACATTTGGCATTGCTACTAATGTGCCTCGCACATCATGCTCTAATGTAATTTGTAATTGTTTAGCATTGAATTGAGACTCAATTTGAGAGTTTGTAAATGCATCTAATGATGTTCGTAGTTTAGTAAGTGCTTCACCTGGATCATATTTT